GATGAGCCCACTCGATTTTTGTGTTTTCTGCCATGGTTGCCCCAAAAGGTAAAAGGATTTTGCAGTGGTTACTCTGGGCACTCACGCAACGCAACGAGAGCCTTTTCTAGCAGTTCAATACACTTGCCGATCTTCCCGCGAACCACTACGTAGTTCATGGTCACTGGAAGATGCTCGCCACCTCCGATGCTCAATCGCAAGATGCCTTGCGGATCATCAGGTAGATGACGGCAATGAACGCCGTTTGATGCCTTCCAGGAGCCAAGCTCTTGCTCGTCCTTTTCGCCCGCCGCGATCACTGACGCCGCTGCCGTGTTCGCCTTGGCTGCGCGTTCCCTTAACTCCGCTATGAATTTGTGTTGCGAATCTTCGTGGGTTTGCATAATCTTTCCAAAGGTAAAAGTAAACAAAAAAGGATCGGGCGGGATTCAAACCCGCCTCGGAATCGTTCCGCAACCTCTCGATTGTGGCCGTACTTCCGGCCATCGACCAGTCCTCAGTCTGTATCGATTCGCTGTTGTCTCACGCGTGTCGCCACCACGCCGCCGATCCTTAGGCCCGATCACTGATCGGGCCATTCCGAATCCCACGCCTCGTCGGAACCCGAACCAGCGGAGGCTGGTGCTGGTTCTGGTGCGACTTCGGGCGTGGTCCCTGTCGCTTGGGCCTGTGGCTCTCGCGACAGATCCTTCAAGTTGACCTTGTGAGGGTCATCGTTTTTGTCAAAGACGCTGATTGCTCCGTGGGTGTTCTTGTGGATCTTGACTTCACCCAAGCTGACGTGGTAAGCCACGTCACCCTTGGCAGGCCAAGAAGCCGCAGGAGCCGAGACGGCAGGGGCCGATACCGCAGGAGCCGTGGCAGCAGGAGGCAAGGTCGTCGTGACGACCGGCCTTTGTACCTTAGGCTCAGGGGCAGTCGGCTTCGGAATATCCAAAGGTTTCGGCGTTGGCGGTGATTGCACCACCGCCGAAACCGTAGCCACCACTTCGGTGTCCTCGGACACCGAAGCGTCGTCCGCATCTTCGTCGTAAAACTTGGCTCGCAAAGTCTCCGCACTCTCGATAACCAGCAGGTTATCGAGTTGCAAGGCTTGGGCCAGGATCGCATCGGGAACGCCGCCGTGTCGGTCGAAATCGAACGAGACGGCCTCGTAGCATTTGTTGCCCGGAATCACCTTCTCAGCAAAGGTGACATAAATAAACGCCCCTTCGACCGGATCGGCGAAGTAGTCAATCCACTCGCGACCGGGGATCGCGACCTTGGCCGAGACGGTCGTGTTCAACTGTTTCGAGAACAGGTGGTAGCTGTGATCGAATAGCACGACTTGGTTCTGCTCAGGCAACCACACTGTGTACAGTGTGCGTTGCTTGGCGTAGAACTTCTTGGCCGTTTCCTTGGTCAGTTCGCCCGAATCGATGGCGGCACTGATTCCGTCACAGATTGGGCACTTACCTCCCTTGGTCAACTTAGGGCAGATGGCATAGCCTTTGCCATCTGACCCCATGTTGTTGTGGACATAGTAGTCGCGAGCGTAGTGCAACTCTCCGTCCTTTGCTACAGGGTGCTTCGCACCCTGCGGTACAGTGTACGGCAGTACCACCATCTTGATCGTACCTGCCTTGTCGATCTTGAGCGTCTTTACGCCCTGAGGAACCCTCAGGACACCGCCGCCACGACCTTCTGCTGCTTTATCTCGGGTTTTCTTGGATGACAACGCCATGTTAGTTCTTCACTCCCTTCGGTTGGATGGTGGTAGAGCCGAGGAAGCCTGCGATGGACAACTCGGTCAGGTACTTCAAACTCGAACGCTTCGCGTCGAGAGCATCGCAAACGGCGCGAGTCTCCGACAACTTGGACTTAGCCGCAACTACTGCCGCCTGGGCTTGAATGTAGTCGGGCTGTGTGAGGATCAATGCTTTGATTGTGTCCTCAGTGGTTTTGGTAACCCCGTAGTTTACGGGGTTCTGCCTGATGTCGATGCTCAACTTGGCTTCGACAAGTTTCAGGTGGTTCTCAGCGACCAAGGCCGCAGTAGCGTCCTCGGACGCTGCTCGGTTCCACAGGAGAATATCCTGCGGAACTGATTCGAGATCATCGGCAAGACGGTTACGATCCACCGACAAGTTTGTTTGCTCAGACATTTCTGCCTCCTAAGTGAAAATTTCCATTCCGACTGTGCTAGGTTCTACGCCGAGGCTCGAACCAAAGCAAGAATAAATCCGGGTTTGCGAGAAGAAAAAAACTGATTTTCAAACTCGCTCATAATCTTGACCACGGTTGGGACTGACTTCCCGTTCAAAAGCATCGCCGCACCGTAGGACATGATCGCACACCGAAGCCGCTCGATCTCCCCTTCGGGGAGATCTTTAACCGTGACTCCATGCTTAGGGAAAATAGCCTTCCCGGCATAGAGGTCTTGGACCACCTTGAATACGTCTGACTTGAGATCCTCAGGGTTGCTGAGTATCTCCGGCCAACGCTCCTTCGGAGCGTTGGCGACCTGTTCTAGCAGCACCAAGGCGAGCCTTGGGCTGCCATTGGCCGCCTGCGAGATCGTCGTGGCGATGCACTCGATCCCCTCGGCGGTTGCCACCTTGTTGACCAAGGTGTTCAAGTCGGCGATGCTGACATCGCCGAGCTTGAAGTGGGTCAGCCGGTTCTGCAACGGCTTTTCCAGCTTCTCGGGGTTGGTCGTGCAGAGTATGAAGTAGATGTGGCCGGGGGTATCCTCGGCCATCTTGAGCATAGCTCTCTGACCCTGGGATGTGATTTGGTGGGCCTCGTCGATGATGTAGATGCGTCGGCCTCCTGAGAGGCCACGCATCTGCAATCGGCCCTCGATCTCGCGGATAGCGTCAACTCCGTTGTCGCTAGCCGCATTCTTCTCAATGATGTCGACGCCAGATGCTCCGAGTTCCTTGGCGAGAATTCTCGCCAAGGTCGTCTTTCCGGTCCCGCTGGGACCGGAAAACAAAAGAGCATGGGGCAATGCTTGCTTCGCAAGCATTGCTCGCAGTTGCGATACGACCGCAGATTGACCGACGACTTCGTCCAGCGATGCTGGACGGTACTTTTGGTAAAGGCCCATTATCTCAAAAATCCTCTCATAATCTCAGTGATTCGGCGTTGGAATTGAGGGAGTGATCCATCGTTCATAACGATGCGATCAACAGCAAATTGCTGTTGTTCGCTTCGGTGGCTTGGCAGGGTGGCGACTTCCTCGGAGACTCGACCTTGAATCTCCCAGATCTCCCCACCCTCGGACTTAATGAACTCCGCTTCCTCAGGGAAGCGGAGGTCGCGAATCGCGTACCTTGGTAGATTCTTTTCCCGCATACGTTGCTTGGCGATGTTCACCCAGCAGTAGTTTCCGAATAAATCCCTGCCATTCTCCGTACCGATGGTACGGAGCATTTGCCGAACGGCGGGATACCGCCGTTTGGTCGTGTCCCACCCGTCCCCATCGACGAGGGTTTGTAGGTAGATGCACCTGTGGTGAGCTATCAGCACCGGCGGGTTGAGTCGGTATAGGGATTCGTAGACGGGATCGGAGAATCCGATGATCCCGTATCCGAAGTGAAAGGCTAGCCAAGTGGCTGCGGTATCCTTACCGGAGCCAATTGCCCCCCGCAATCCAATGATTGGAGGTAATTTGTCTAGCCTGCCTTGTGGTAGGCTTTCTTGCTCGCCCATGAATCTTCTCCTATTTCTACTTCGGTTTTGAGGGGTAAAATAATCCAAGGCCACTGAGCCATCAGCTGGTGGGTCATAATAGCATCTGCCATTTGTACGTAATCCTCGACTTCTTGTCTAGGTACTTCGGCTAGGATAGAATCGTGAATCTGGCAGAACAAGCGGCTGCGCATCTGGCGTTTGGCTATTTCTTTCGTGATAGAGATGACGCTCTTAAGGAGGCAATGAAAGGCGCATCCTTGGGTTTCTACGTTCAGGATCTCGTTTCTTTTGTAGACTCCGTGAATCCTAAACCCCGTCTTTGTGTACAAACATCCGTTTCGTTGGTAGCTGTCCCAAGTATCAGTTCGCCATTTGGCAAACACAGGAAACCGCTCTGACCAAAACCTATCGCAAACGCCCTTCATGTGGTGCGTAAAGGTGTCTGGTGACATATTTTGTTCTGTGCCCAAAGACCGAATGTTCTTTGTCTTTAGGTATTCGTGAACAGGGATGCCATTGTGTGTAGCCGATTCAGCACTTCTCCACAGTTTTTTGGCGATGGCGGCGTAGTAGTCTCCATAGATCAGACTGAAATTGGTGACCTTTGCCATCTGTCGCAGAGGCTTAGGGACATCTTCCCCAAGAAAAAAGCAGTCCTGCGCGGTGTCTCGGTGGAAATCTAGCCCCTTGGTCAGATACTCCATCATCGTAGGATCTCGGTGCAAGCACGCCCCGATCACCACTTCGAGGGTAGAGTAGTCGATCTCCACGATCACGTTGTTCGGGTCGCTCGGCTTGAAGATCCCTCGAATAATGTTCCCGATCTCGGGATCTCGAATCGGGATGTTTTGCAAGTTCGGAGAATCCGAACTTGACCGGTACGTAGTGACCGTATGTAGGTTGAAAAAAGCGTGAACTCTGCCTTTGCAGAGTTCACGCTTAAATGGCATCAAGTACGTCCCCTTGAGCTTCGCTAGTTTCTGCGTTCGCTGAAACAGCTTCGCGTAGGGAGTATTGATTTCTTGTAAGGCTTCGTCATCCAGAGACAGTTTACCTGTCTCTGGATTCATAAGACCGCCTGGAAAACCCATGACAATGTAGAGGATGTGAGCTAGTTGCTCTCGGGAGCCTATTTTGGTCTTGGCTCCGAACCGCTTTCGCTGTTCCTCGTATTCAGTCATCGACCGCAATTCCGCTTCCATCTCCTTGATGCGATTGCCGACATCGGCAATCGCAGCATCGAGTCGTTCTTCACACACGGGCATCCCTACGCTTTCCATTCTGGAAAGCGCGAGGGAACCTTCGTGCATCAAGGCGTAGGCTTGCGGACTTGCGGGTTTCATTAGCGTCGTCGTCCCAATCGGTCGTAGACAACGATCTTGCCAGCGGTCTTGACGACCTTGGCAACAGGTCGGCCAACTCGGTCGTAGACTTGCGAGCAAGTCCCACCGACGCACGTTGCGACCCTCGCCACGGGACGGCCCAAACGGTCAACGACCGTTTGGGTGTCTCCCGCCATAGCAGCACATCCTGAACACAATGCGGCGACGATCATCACCGCGAAAATTGTTGGTTTCCGCATCGGAATACCCTCTTTCTATTTTTAACCCAGAAACAGCACCCAACCCACGTTGGGTTGGGTGCGAGGGGATCGGGCAGTGCTCGCACCTGCGTCTACGGAGGTTCTTCTCCGTCGCTAGACTATCTCAGCTACCGATCCGTAAAAACCAGCCTCGCAAACACCTGCTTATCTGGTCTTGCCATTTTTCACCATTCGCCTTTCTTGCGGGGTGTTCCGCAATGCTTACTTTACCACCCCTCCATAGGAAATTCCAAGTACACTTGCACCTGCTTGCGGATCTCGTTCTTAGGTGTTTTGACGGTGTCACTGCTTCGCGTGAGACGAATAAACCATCTCCATCCACTACCCACCGCTGCCGTTCCTTGGTGGAAGGTTTGCCAGTCGAACTGAATGAGCTTGCCGCTGCTTGCTTTGACGCTTTGCAGTTTCCCTGTTCCCAACAGTCGAACGACTTCGTTATGCCATTCTCGATAAATCAACTCGCCCTCAGGAATGGCTGGCATTTCACACTCTCCGACAGCAAATTCCGTAGGACAAATCTCAGCGTTGATTAAGCCGAGAAGATGCTCGCTGTAGTATCTTGGTGTGTCGTAATCTGGCTGAGAGGCGGTCAGGAAATGCTGCCCCTCCGCAACCGGCGGTCGAGGAACGTCATCGTGGTGAAATCCAGGTATGGCTGGATACCAACCGTTCATAAGCATGTGCGTCCGACTATCGACCACGCAGTCATCCCAGCCACAAGGAAGTGCGTCGAGGAACGCTTTCGTTACGGGGCCTGCATGTTCTCGCACGAAGGATACGTGCGACTTATAAAACATCGGCTCTTTGTTCAAGGTGTCTTTGTCCCACACACAAGGAAATTCGCCGACAATCTGTATCTTCGAATTGAATCGTTTTGGTGTTGATGCGCCCATATTTGCGCCTCCTGTTTATTTAACCCAAAAACAGCACCAAACCCACGTTGGGTTTGGTGCGAGAGGACCGGGCAGTTCGTCAACTGCTTAAACATTAACTGTGCCACCTACTTCATCTTGGCGTATTCATTGCCGGTGACTACACACAGTTCAAGTTGCCGATCCTGCGCAACTGATAAACCGTTGCCGCCTCGCCGGTTTGGCCTCCGGCATCGGCTCTGATTGTGATTAAATCTTCATGGTGATTTCCTTTATTCTGGGAGGTCGCAAGATTCCTCACAACGATCTTTGTTTGGGGCTAGCTCGGTGTCGGTCCTCGAATACGTTGGCCTCGGTTTCCTTTGGCCCACTCGATGACGACTCGTCTGCTTGCAGCTTGCTCGAACCAAGGTCACCCCGATGCCCCTATTCTACGTCCGGTGACCGCCTAAAGGCGGTCACCTTGACCAATTTTCCGGTATTTTGTTCCAGAGTAGGCAGATTCCCTGCTAATTCGCAGGGAATCCATTCCGCAGGCATGTAGCCCGAGCCGATGCCTGTCGAAATGGCGTATGCCATTTCGACAGGGTTTGCCAAATTTGCGACCTGTTCCTCGGAGTACGATTCCCAACCCAACCAATCCCCGGCCATGATTCTGTTCGGATCTGATCCGAACAGAATCACCGGTAATTCTTGGATGACTTCTCCCTCAGCGTTGGGACTGGCCGAGACGAATACGTCGTGCCCCGGCTTGGCTCGCGTAGCGAGCCAATCGCTGAAACTGTCGTAGCAGACCACCTTGGTGATCTGATACTTGTCGGACAGGAGATCGCTCAGATTCGGGGTGACGATGCTCAGCCACCGCTCTACATGGACGGCCACCTGTGGACGGACCTTGTGGGCGTTGCCTAACTTCTTCATTTCCCGCAGGAGCTTGCGATGGGCCGCAAGCACCTTCTTAGCGTGTTTGTACAAGACCATGCCGTCAGGCGTGGGCTTGCGGTAAGAATCGAACAACTTGACCTGCAAGATGGATTCCATCTTGCGGTTGCTGTTGGGGATGATCGCAGTGTTGCCCATCTTGAGCTTCTTGCTGGCTGCTTGGGCACTGCCCAACTCCACACACAGAACGAACCAGCGGAGGGCTTCGAGCTTCGGTTCGACCACTTGGTCGATTGGGTAGCGACGAGAGGAGCTAGTCATTGGGCCAACACGAAATCAGGCTAGGTCTGCCAACTCGGGTACAACCGGCCACGGCGACGTAGGCCGGTTTGTCTTGCATGAACTCCGCTTCGCGGAGTGCGACGTAATTGTAGCGGCAGATGTTCTGCCGCCTCTCGGATTCGGTCATGTTCAGGCCGACCATCGCGGTGACGTGCGCCACCTTGGTCTTGGAGTCTGAGAAGTTTTTCTTGGTCAGGAGCCATGCGGTATACCCCTCGGTGTCTGACTGCGAGGCAGTCAGCACCAAACATCGCATTCGAGTAGACATGGCGCGAAGTTCTCGCCATGTCTCGTCGATCTGCTCTCGCTTCTCTCGGAACCCTATCGGGGCTCCGAGAATGTCGGCGTAATCGATGACGATGACCTCGGGAACCCAGCCTTCGTCT